TATAAAAACGGCGCGTACACAAAAGAAGAATTTGTCAGATGGTATTTTAATCAAATTGCACGCGGTGACAGATGGGATGTTTTAAGACAGCAGATGGCGGAGCGGATGACGCACGCTAATCAGATAGCACAAGGATATACTAATAATGTACTGCCTAAAATATACTGTACTGCAAGCAATTTGACAGCCAAAGACGCGCAGCTTGCGGCGGCGGCTGATAACGTAATGGGAATACGTTTCGACCTTATAGACGAGGCGGCGGTCAAAAGGCTTATGGCGGGGAGCGTGGAAGTCCGACCATATAAGCAAATTGAAATAAACATCCCAAAGTCCACGCGGTGGAATCGAACAAAGATACAGAACGCAGTCTTGCAAGGCGTGCTGCAAGGTGACAGTATAGACCAAATAGCCAACAGAATGCAAAATGTCACGGCGATGAATAGAGCACAGGCAATCTGCAACGCGCGAACGGCGGTCACAGGCGCAAGGAGCGCAGGCAAACAGGATAGATACGACGACTTAGCAGAGCAAGGCTGCATTGCTACCAAAATATGGAACGACACACACGACGCAATGCCGCCTGAACGCGAAGAGCATTGGGAGGCAAGCGGGCAAGAGGTGCAGTATGATGAGCCTTTTGACGTAGGCGGGGAGGAATTGATGTACCCTGGAGACCCCGCAGGAAGTCCGTGGAATATTTATAATTGCCGCTGCACTATGAAAACGGGCAAGTTTAAATTTAAAAGCACGCTGAGCCGTGGGAGCGTAAAAGTGAGGTGAGCGGATGGCAAGTATTACGACAAACGGAATTACTGTGGAATTTGCCGACAACAGCGAGGAAGTTTTGCAAGCGGTAAAAAATGCCGTGGAGCAGGGGCTTAAAGCGTGCGGCGAAACAGCCGTTGGCTATGCGCAGGACAAGTGCCCCGTGCAGACAGGCAATCTTAAAGGCTCGATAACCTATGCAGTGGATGGGGATGACGTTTATATCGGGACAAATGTAAATTATGCCCCATATGTGGAGCTTGGAACGGGAATATATGCAAGCGGCGGGCGCAAGACCCCGTGGACATATAAAGGCTCAGATGGCAATTTTTACACCACAAACGGAATGAAAGCCCAGCCGTTTCTACAGCCCGCAGCGGCTAATCATTCAAGCGAGTATATGAGCATTTTAAAAGACAGCTTAGAGAATGCATAAGAAAAAAGCACTCCGACAACGGGGTGCTTTTCTGCTACGAACACATCGTAAAATCATCTTGAGGGGGATAGACTTTACAGTCTTAATAATATCACTCTATTCTTAAAAATGCAATTTTTTATTGCGTTTTATCTAAATAAGCCAAACAAAAAAGCCCCCGTTGGTAGCGGCGGGCTTTTTTGGTCACTCTAAAACAATAGGAGAAAGGATTATAAGACAATTAAAATATACCATAATTTCCAGAATAAATCCATAAATTTTCACAAGTCTGCATAACAAAGCCCACTTTATCAATTAAATTTAATTTATAAATCAAAGCGCGAGAGAATGCGCCCGAGAAAGAGGAGATTGAAAAATGGCATTAACAGCAAAATTTTTAAAAGGCTTAGGACTTACAGACGAGCAAACAGACGCAATTCTTGAGGGTCACGGGGAGACAATCAAGGGATTAAAGGACGAACGCGACGACCTGAAGAACAAGCTTAAAGATTTTGATGACGTCCAGAGAGAGTTGGACGAATTAAAGGCGAAAGACAGCGACGGCAACGGGTACGAGAAAAAGTATACCGATTTGAAGGCACAGTTTGACGCTTACAAAAAAGAACAGGAAACAAAGGCAACCCACGGCGCAAAGGCGGCAGCGTATAAGAACGCACTGAAAGAGGCGGGAGTCAGCGAAAAATTTTTTGATAAGGTTTTAAAGGTCACAGACGTGGACAGCTTAGAGCTTGACGTGGATGGGAAATTTAAGGACGCAGAGAAAATTGCGAAATCTATCAAGGACGATTGGGGCGACTTCATTAAGACGGACGACACCCACGGCGCAGACACGCAGACACCTCCACCAGGCGGAAATGTGACATATACGCACGACGAAATTTCAAAGATGACGCCTGAGCAGATTAACGCGAACTGGGACGCTATATCTAAATCATTGAAAGGTTAGGTAAATAAATGTCAGTAACTAATTTTATACCACAGATTTGGAGCGCAAGACTTCTTACAGCCTTGCAGAAATCGCACGTAGCAACAAACTTCATCAATAGGGACTATGAGGGATTGATTACAGGTCAGGGCGATACTGTGAAAATCAATGTTCTCGGGAATATCTCAATTAACGACTATACAAAGAACACCGACATCAAGGACGCTGAGGAGCTTAAGACAGAGCTTAGAACCCTCACTATTTCACAGGCTAAATATTTCAATTTTCAGGTTGATAATGTGGACAAGGTGCAGGCAGCGGGGGAGATGATTGATAGCGCAATGGGCGAGGCTTCTTACGGTCTTGCAGATGAGGCGGATAAATACATCTTTGCGACTATTGCCGCAGGCGTGCAGGACGCTAACAAGCTCGACGCTGTAAAGCTCACAGCGGATAACATTTATAAGTCGATTATTGACTTGAGAACAAAGCTTGACAAGGCAAGCGTGCCGACAGTCGGCAGGAAGATTGCTATTCCGCCTGAAGCTTATGCGCTTTTGCTCTTGGATGAGAGGTTCACAAAAGTTGACGCTACAGCCGAGAGCACGATTGTTAACGGCTTAGTAGGACGCGTTGCAGGCTTTGACGTATTCGAGAGCAACAACCTTCCGACAGACAGCGATTCAAGCGCGACAAGCATTATTGCAAGCGTGCAGTCAGCAACTACATTTGCTGAGCAGATTGTAAGCGTGAAAGCTTACGAGATGGAGAAGAGATTTGCGGACGGCGTGAAGGGCTTGCACGTATACGGCGCGGCAAATATCAACCCTGAGAGAATTGCAGTCCTCCCAGCTACATTTTAAGGCGGTGACTGTATGAAGCTTATAAAGGGCAAAAACAGCTTTTCCACTGACGACCCCACAGTTATAGCCGCTTTCAAAGAAAATGGCTATGTGGAGGCTACAGAGCCGCAGACGGCGGAAAAGAAAGAGCCTAAAAAGGCAACCAAAAAGTAAACAGGAGGGAGCGTTTGAACATGATAGGGCAGATTATGAAGCATATCAATAATTATTTTATTACTGATAAATGCGTGGAAGATAACTTTCATATTGCCGAGGGTGCTCTTGCGCTCCCTTTTGCTAAAGATGGACAGTACGTGCTAATTGAGGGGTCAATCCTCAATGATGGCGTTTACCTATATCCACTAAGCGGATTACAAGACGAGGATTTCCACGGATTTGTAACCATCTTAGCACCTCCTAACGCGTTTGTGAGTTTGGTAGGCGAGATTGAAGCCTACCAAACAGCAAGCGTGGCAAGCCCTTATGTTAGCGAGAGTTTCGGAGGCTATTCCTACACTAAAGCGACCAACGCAAACGGAAATGTTGCAAGTTGGCAGGATGCATTCAGAGGCAAGCTTAATATGTGGAGGAAAGTTTAGAAATGGCTTTAATTGATGACATGATGGATGCTTGCGTTATCCTAAACAAAGCAAAGGTGAGCGACGGCGAGGGCGGTTTTACAACGGAATGGAGCGAGGGCGCAGAAATACGCGCGGCAATCGTAAGAGACAGCACCATGACGGCGCGAATAGCAGAAAAGGACGGCGTGACAAGCGTTTACACGATTACAACGCGCAAGGATGAGGCAGAACTTGAATTTCACGATGTTATAAAGCGTCTGAAAGACGGCTTAATTCTGCGGGTAACATCCGACCACAACGACGCGCCCGACGTGTCAACATTGAATATATGTCAAGTAAACGCAGAAAAATGGGAGTTGACGAAATGAGCAAAGAAAAGGCTTTATTTATATTTTTGAACAGCTTCGGTGTGCCAGCTTATCCGAGTACAAGCGTACCGGACGAGGTGGCATTTCCTTATTTGACGTATACAGTGCAGGATGGCGGCTTTGACACGGTGACGGCTATGGTCTTACAGCTTTGGTACAAGACGGACAGCGAGGCAGTGCCCAATGCAAAGGTGCGCGAGATTAAGGAAAAGATAAGCGAGGGTGGCACGTTCATTTTTTATGATGGCGGTTCAGCGTGGCTGACATATGGCTCACCATTTTGCATTAATTCGGCGTGGGAGGGCGACAGCACAGTCAAATTAAGGCAGATAAATATAAATGTAAATCATTTGTGAAAGGAGTTTAGAAATGAAATATACAAGAATACCCGAGGACACTTTTAAAAAGCTACAGCTTAATGCGGGCATTATAGCGACAGACTTCGACCCGACGACAGGTGAGGTTGAGGAAGCAAGTATTTTTGGAGCAACGACAGGCGGTAATACGTTCGCAGCTACTCCGACATTTTCGGATTATGGAGAAGATATCGACAATTGCCCCAAGAACATGAAGGAGCTTAAGAAACTAGACAGTTGGGATGTGGCTTTAACAGGTACGGCTTTAACAGTCAACACGGACACGGCTAAAAGGATAGTAGGCGTAGCTGACATTGACAGCGAGGATGAGACACATATTATTCCACGCAACGACGTGGCAGACGGTGACTTTAAGGATTTATGGTGGATTGGCGATTATAGCGACCAGAACGGCGCAAAGAATGGTGGATTTATTGCGATTAAGGTTGATAATGCGCTTTCTACAGGCGGTTTCCAGATTAAGAGTACGGACAAGGGCAAGGGTCAGTTTGCGTTTACGTTTACGGGTCACTACAGCATGAAAGCACAGGACAAGCCGCCTTTTGATTTGTATATCAGAGCGGGCGAGGCTGAGACATCCGAGGATGAGGCAAGCGAGGAATTAAGCGACTAATTACAAGAAAAGAGGGTAAAAAATGAAGCTGAGTGAATTTAAAGGTGAAAAGGTTTTTGACGTGATGGGCGAGCTAATTGAGCCAGTCACGCTCATATTGGCAGATAAAGAGGTTTCGGCAACGTATAAAAATAAACCTAAACTTGCGCTTGCGCAGTACATTATAAAGGCTCACAAAGCCGAGGCGATAAAAATCTTAGCCGTTTTATCTGACAAGAGCGTTGATGAATATTTAGCGAACGTAAATATTGTTTCGCTTGTGAAAGATATCGTTGAAATGCTAAACGATGAGGAATTAATTAGTTTTTTTCATGCGCAGGAAGGGAGCGCGGCACAGAATATTTCTACCTTGCCGTCGGGCAATACAACGGGATTAAGCGCGCAAAACCCTTCTTGCGGTACCTTACAGCCTTCATTAACGACAAAGAACGAGAATTAATATATCGGGTATATGTGACGGAAAGCCTACGTCTACAAGGCGAAAACAAAATGCTGACGGCGCAGTACCTCGATTTGATACAGCCGCAAAAGAAAGACGATAGAAGCGCAGCGGAAATCGTTGCAGATGTGGCAGGAAAGGCGGGGCTTAAGCTTAAATGAATGTATTTGAATTAGCGGCTAAATTAAGCCTTGATAAATCGGAATATGATAGCGGAATAAAAGACGCAGAAAGCAGCTCGTCAAGCCTTGCGAGTAAAATAGGCTCAGGGCTGGGCACGGCGGCAAAGACAGGCGCGGCGGCATTGGCGGCGGTTGGTACAGCGGCAGCAGCGGTCACGGGCGCAACAGTGGCGGCGGTGAATGCTACGGCGGAATATGGCGACAATATCGACAAGGCTTCGCAGAAATTAGGCGTGTCGTCAAGCTTCTATCAGGAATGGGATGCGGTCTTGCAGCATAGCGGCACGTCAATGTCGAGCATGACAAGCACATTTAAGACTTTGGCAAACGCGGCGCAGGACGCGAGCGACGACCAAGTCGCGGCGTTTGAAAAGCTGGGAATGAGTATGGAAGACGTTGCACGCATGAGCACGGAGGACCTCTTTGAGAATGTCATCTATGGCTTGCAAGGGATGGAAGAGGGCACGGAAAGAACCGCCCTTGCAACAGACCTTTTGGGTAAGGGCGCTATGGAGATGGGGGCGCTGCTTAACACGTCGGCGGAAGACACGCAGGCTATGATTGACACTGTCAATAATTTAGGCGGTGTAATGAGCGCGGACGCGGTGAAAGCGGCGGCGGCTTATGAAGACAGCTTGCAGGATTTACAGACGGCAATTAAGGGCGCAAAGACGAATTTAACAGCTGAGTTCTTGCCGGCTATTACTGACGTAATGGACGGATTAACAGCCCTTTTCAGCGGTGACGATAGCGGAATAGGCAAGATAAACGAGGGCGTTAGCGAATTAGCCAACGGCATTATGGAAGCAATCCCGACAATTGTAGACGCGGCGGCGCAGATATTACCATCTATCGTCACGGCAATAAACGACAATTTGCCGACACTTATGGAGGCGGGCTTAAATGTAATAATTGAGCTTGCACAGGGCATTATTGACAATGTACCCGCGCTTATGGACAGTGCGGTTCAGATTATAGAAACGCTTATTACTGGGATAATGGATAATTTCCCAAAATTGGTAGAGTCGGGCGCAAATGCTATTAAATCCGTGGCGGATGGGTTGGCTAATAACCTTCCTGAGCTTATTCCGCAGGCGGTGGACATGATAATAACCATTGTAGAGGCGCTTATTGACAATGTAGACCAACTTATTGACGCGGCACTTGAAATTATAATAGCACTTGCTGAGGGCTTGATTAATGCACTTCCAAAGCTGATAGAGAAAGCCCCGGTTATAATCGCTAAGCTTGTAACGGCAATAATTAAAGAGATTCCTCAGATTGTAAAGGCGGGCGCGCAGCTTATTGCAGAGCTTGCAGGCGGCTTAGTGTCAGCATTGCCTAGCGTGGTAACGGCGGCGGCGGAAATAGTGGCGGCAATACCAAAGGCAATCGTTGACGGCGTGACAGCAATGGTAGACGCAGGAATGCAGCTTGTCGCAGGATTGTGGCAGGGTATTAAAAATTCTTGGAGCAACCTTGTGAGCAATGTCCAGAGCTTAGGGAGCAACCTTGTAAGCGGTGTTAAAAGTATTTTTGGTATACATTCACCATCAAAAGTATTTTCACAGATTGGCGAATACTGCGTAGAGGGCTTTAATGAGGGGTTTGAGGATTTGGCGGACGGGTCAGCACTTGAAGATGGATTGAAGCAGATTAACGACATTGACGGAATATCCGCAAACATCACAGCAACGGGTGCACAGAGCACGGAAAGCCTATTGGCGCAAATTCTTGACTTATTGGCAAATCAACAGATTGTATTAGACACGGGCGCACTTGTCGGCGGTACGGTCAGACAGTACGACAGAGCCTTAAATAAATTAGCAGTAGCGGCAGGAAGGGGGGCATAAATGCAGAGCGTAACAATCGGCGAAAAGCACATGTACAACGACTTCGGCGTTATTATGAAAACAAAGAAGATTAGCCCTCCTGAGGTACAAACAAAATTTGTTGACATCCCTATGCGTGACGGCGAACTTGATTTGACGGAGGCGTTGACAGGCAATGTAAAGTATAAGAATAGACAGATAGAAATATCGTTCCTATACTTGGGGGATTTTGACAATATTTGGCTAAAGATATCGGACATTGAAAACTATCTCCATGGAAAGCGGCTGAAAGCCGTCTTTGATGATGACGCGTCTTACTACTATATAGGGCGTTGGCAGGTCAGCGAGCCGTCAATTGACAGAAAAGCGGGCACATTCTCAATCGTAGGAAATTGTGAGCCGTACAAATACGACGGAACGTATGAGGATGGCAATTGGCTGTGGAATCCGTTCGACTTTGAAACGGGATATATTTCAGACCGAAAATTTGACGTTGACGGCATTTTTACGGCTATGATTGGCGGGTCAGACAAAGAAGTTATTCCGACAATTACCACAGACGCGGCAATGTCGGTCACATACGAGGGCAAGGCTTACAGCCTAGCAGCTGGCAAGAATAAGATATACGACATTGTTATCAGCGCAGGAATAACAGAGCTGACGTTTGAGGGCACGGGGCACGTCACGATTGACTACGAGGGAGGCATTTTGTAATGTATAAAATTTATTTAGACAATACAATATTTTGCGACCCGAGAGCCGAGGAATTGGCAATCATTGAACCCGTGGTAAGGCTCGAACGTAATCAGCCGGGGGAGTTTACTTTTACAATTCCGCCGACGCACGAGAGGCGCGGCGACATCCACGAGCGCACGTCTATATTTGACGTTTACAGTGACGACGAGTTGATTTTTTCCGGTGTTTGCATGAGCTTAGACACGGACTTTTATAATCAAATTGTGGTGACGTGTGAGGGTGAGTTGGGATATTTTAACGACTCTATACAACGCCCAGCACGCTATCAGGGGCTTTCTGTAAGGCAATTGCTAGAAACATACGTTGCAAATCATAACGCGCAGGTGGACGAATTTAAACGCTTTGAGGTGGGTGTAGTTACAGTCGTAGACTCCAACGATTATATTTATTGCTACACCAACAATAACAGCACCATGACAGAGCTAAAAGAGGATTTAATAGACGATTTAGGCGGATATTTCCATATCAGGCACGAAAATGGCGTGAAATATCTCGACTATTTGGCGGATGATTTGGGACAGTGCTCGCAGGAAATAAGGCTTGGCGAAAACTTACTTGACTATGACAGCAACCTCGACCTTTCTAACCTTGCGACTGTGATAATACCACTTGGGGCAAAGCTCGAAGAAAGCACCGTAGAGGGCTTAGACACTCGCTTGACGATTGAGGGCGTGAACGACGGCAAGGATTACATTGAGGGTGACGCGGTTAAGACCTATGGCAGAATTAATCAGACTGTAATTTTTGACAGCGTGACGACCGCTGCCGCGCTTTTATTAAAAGGCAAAAAATATTTGCAGGACACGCAATTTGCAGACCTCACGCTGACAGTAAAGGCGATTGATTTATACTGGGTTGATGGAAGCGAGAAATTTCGAATTAATAAAAATGTTCATGTGGTTTCAAAAGCCCACGGAATGGATAGATATATGACTATATCTAAGCAGACGCTAAATCTATGGAGCCCTGAAAAGGACGAATTAACATTAGGCGTCGAGGAAAAAAAGAGCCTATCCGCGAGAGTGGCAAGCATGTACGACGACATTATTGCGGCGATTGAGAGCATAACCCCACAATCTACCATCTTGGAGGCGGCAAAGAAAAATGCCACAGCACTTATCACAAGCGCAAACGGCGGCTACGTCTACAAGACAAGAAATGAACTCTATATCATGGACGATGAAGACCCCGCAAAGGCTAAGAAAGTTTGGCGGTGGAATATTAACGGGCTTGGATATTCAAGCACAGGTATCGATGGCACATATGGCTTGGCTATGACGATGGATGGGGCAATTGTGGCGGACTTCATTACATCCGGCACGATTAACGCGAGTAAGGTTGCGGTGACGAACCTGAATGCGGACAACATCACGGCGGGGACGCTTAAAGGGCGAGCGATAAATACGACGGCTGACAACTTCTATGTCACGTCGGGCGGATATATGCACAGTGCAGATGGCGATATTGGCGGGCTTAAAATTTCGAGTAGCCAATTATATTCACAGTCAGGGAGCACGAATATAAGTGCTTTATCTGTAAGCTCGTACTCAATGAGCGCGAGTTCGTCAATGAGTGCGGGGGCGAGCGTGTCTGCCAATAGCACGGTTGTAAACTCGAGCGGCACACAGTCGGGCGGCAGTACAAACAGCGTTTTGTCATCATCTGGCGTGGGGCTTGTGGCGAGTGGAAACGATATAAAGCCAGTAGGCAGCCCAACGCTAGGCTCGCGCGGAAACACATGGACGGAAATGTATGCAAACTATGTCTGGGCTGGCGGCACAGGCTTGGAGGTTGATGGCGGTAACGCACATATAGGCGGAAATTTAAGCGTTGACGGCACAAAAAACAGGATTGTGGACACGCCGACCTACGGGAAAAAATTGATGTATGCATATGAAACCGCAACGCCGTATTTTGGTGACATTGGTAGCGGCACAATTGGAGAAGATGGCAAATGCTATGTCGCGATTGATGATGTGATTGCAGAGGCAGTGGAAACAGGCGCGACTTATCAGGTCTTTTTACAGGCATACGGCGCGGCGCAATGCTATGTTACACTTATGACACCGACATACTTTGTTGTCGAAGGCACTGCAGGGCTTGTATTTGGATGGGAAATCAAGGCAGTCCAAAAGGGATATGCGCTTGAAAGGCTGGAGACATACGAGCCGATTGAACCAAAAATAACGGCTGAGGATGTGCTTAAACAGTACGTCGCAGAATTGGACGACTCTTTTGAAGTCAACAATTACAACGCGGATGTCAGTGCGCTGGCGGCGGAATGCTCGCCAACGCCACTAATGAACGAGCTGCTCGATGAGATTGCAGATAATGATGTATTAGCGACGGCGGATGAATTATTGGCTGAGGCTATGGCATAAAAGAAAAAAGGAGGCTTTAAAATGCGAAATTTAAAGGGAACGGTAATAATGACGGACGGCAACAGCAAAAGGTTGGCGTTAACCTACGACGTAATTAACGACGATGGCGAGGCAACGGCGGTAAACAAGAAAGTTGACAGGATTGTGACTGACAAGGACACGCTGGAGGCTATAGCGGCGATTGAGGCGTATGCGCAGACAGTGATTGACGGTGTGCAGATAGGAGGCTGAGGATGGCAAATATAGACGAATATTTAAACAAAATAATGGCAGCACGTAAGGGTGAAGAAGTGCGCGGGTCAATCCACGACGCGATTGAGGAAATTAATATAGACGCTGAGACGGCGGTAGCAGACGCGGCAGACAGCGCAGGCACGGCACAGGCAAGTGCAGAGGCGGCTAATGCAAGTGCAAAATTAGCAGAGGCAAGCGCGCAGTTAGCGGCGGACGCGGCTACAGGTGCGGCAAATTCCGCCACAAGCGCAGAGGAAGCAAAAGCAAGTGCAGACGCGGCGGTTGAGAACGCTGAAAAGGTGCTTAAGGACTGGGAGACGACAAAAGCGGAAATTTACGACACAGAGCTTCCGAAAATCCAGGCTGCTGCCACAGATGAGGCAAAAAAGGGTAGCGAGGAAGCGCAGGCAAAGGCAGAGGAGGCGCAGAGCGCAGCTGAGGAAGCGAAAGCAAAGGCAGAGAGCGCACAGAAAGGCGCAGAGGAAGCGACAGCAAGCGCGAGCGTGTCAGCTCTGGAAGCGCAGAAATGGGCAGAGACAGCGCAGGCGGCAAGCGGAATTACTGTAGATAGCGAATTGGACGAAACTTCCCCGAATGCTGTTCAGAATAAGGTTATAGCGGCAAGATTTAAGGCAGACGCGGAGAGGATGAACGGGAGCGAAAAAGAGCTTGCAGGCGTAAAAGAAGCAATTGAGGGGCAGGAGAAAAGCCTAACGAAATTAGAGGGGGA